GCCCTTCTCCTGCGCCCGTTGCAGCACTTCGGTCGCCGTCATCACTCGGGGCGACTCCACCAAGATCTGGAACAGCGTGACGAGGAACGAGTCGTTCACCGCCTTGCGCTTCTGGTCGGACATCTCCATGCCGATCGGCAGGTTGCCGCCCGTCATGAGCGGCTGAACCAGCGGCGTCCCGTCCTCGCGGAGGTATCCGTAGTTCAGGGCATTAGGGCGCACCGAGAAGGCATTAAGGGCCCCCTCCTCGGAGAGGATGAGCGGCGGATCGACCATGCGGTGCGCCATCCGAAGCATGGTCTTTTCCATCTCCTGCAGGGACTTGATGTCGGCCAGAGCCTCCATCGCAGGGGACCGCCCATAAATCTCACGCGGGCCGGTGACATACCGACCGACCGCATACGGCTGCACCCGGTAGCCGCCGTCCTGCAAGAGGACGCTGCCCTCGCGCGCGACGTAGCGCGACACGAACTGCATCCCCTCCGGGCCTGCGCGACCCTGGCGGTAGTCGCCATTCGGCTTCACGCAATGCACAAATTCAAACATGTCGTTGCCGCGGGAGGCGGCGGCGGACTTGATGCCACGCGGGAGTTTCTCCTCCCAGCCGGGGATCTGCATCGCCTGCCGCGCCGTGAGCGTGAAGCAGCGGTAGACCGTGTCCACCCGACCGCTATGGTCGAGGTCGATTACGAGCTCGGACAGCGGGATGGCGCGGTAGCGCAGCGTCACGCCCGGGATCTCGTCGATGAACAGGCACGAGGTGCCGAACGCGCCGAGGCTCATGTAGCACTCAAACGCCTGCGAGGCGAAGTTGGCGGTCGGCGCATACCGCTGGCGGAACAGGACATCGCGCAGGGCATCGCACCACCGCTGCACCGCCACGTTCTCATCGAGCTCGGGGATGCCGGTATGCAGACCGTGCCAGACCTGCGTGGCCGGGGTCAGCATCGAATCCATCGCGGCGGCGAACCGGGGCAGGGCGCGCTGCGCGGTCGAGTCGAAGATCTTCTCCGACCGCTTCTCGCCGGGGGTGCGCCAGCCGGTCATCTCGGCCATGCTCGGCCAGACCCGCTCGGCCACCTCCTGCCAGTGCTGCTCCCATGTCCCACGCGCGCCCTTCAGGCGATCGTAGTCCTCCAGCACTTCGGTTGCGCGTGAGTCAGCCATGGTCACTCCCAGAGCAGGAAGTAGCCGTTCTCGAGCGTGAGGTTGTCGCCATCCTCCGCCACGAGATTGCCGACCGGGGCATCATCGCCGGTCCCGTCACGCCGCAGCGTCCGGTCGGCGGTGCGCTCGGCCGTGCGCGGCCACGTACGCATCAGAACCCCGGCGCGGGGATGCGAAGCGCGACGGCGTAGACGGCGGTCGCGGTGGCGATGTTGCAGCGGATCTCGCCGGCCCCGAGCTCGAAGATGCCGCCGCCGGCAGCGGTCAGGGTCGTGTCGATGCCGACATCCTGCGCGGTGCCATTCGGACCCTTGCACTCGAGCTTGACGGTGCCGGGGAAGGTGCCTTCCACCCGGAACTCACCGCGGCCACCCGGCCATTGGAACCACGCGCCAGTCGCGCTGGCATTCGTTGCGAGTCTGATGCCTGTCGCCATATCTGTCTCCGATTAGGCCGCAACGGCCTTGATGACTGCGAACTGAAGCACCACCGCCTCGGACAGGTCGGAGCCGCTCAGGATGTTGTGCAGTTGGATGCGGCAGGAGCCGGCCGCCACGGCGGTGACCCCGACGTTGTAGGCATTCGCCGTCGCGCCGGACTTGATGTTGACCACCACCACGTCGGTCGCCGCGATCGCGCTGTTGTTCAGCGTGAAGCTCACCGCCGTCTCGCGGTTCAGCACCGCGTTGTTCATCGTGATGGTGCCGCAGACCTTGTCGAGCGTCACGGCGGTGGCCTTGCTCGTGAGCTGCGTCTCTGCCCCGCCGGCACCGGTCGCGTAGCCGACACCGGCTGACGGAGAGGTAGACCGGATGGACCCGGCTGCGGTCGTGTTGCCGGCCTTGGTCACCTGGAACCGTGCGGCGCCGCCGACGAGCAGGTTGAGCAGCATCGACCCGGCAGCACTAGCCGTGTCGGTCACATCCATCTTGATGGCCGAGAAGGTCGTGGCGACGTTGTTCCAGACCGCGACGAGGTCGGCCACCGCGCCGCCGGCCAACGCCTTGGCGGTGATTTTCTTGGTCTCGACCGAGCCGGTGTCGACGATCGGCAGGACATCCGCGGCAGGGTCGAGGTCGCCCTGCGCCAGACTGTCGAACTGGCTAATCTTCTTCGTCGCCATTACATGCCGCCGCCCAGCAGCCGGGTGGTGCCGACCCCGCCCTGCATCCGGGTCTCAGGGGTGGACATCATCGTGGCGGCGCGCCCGCGACGGCGGCGCATCCGGGTGGACTCGATCTCGCGCTGCTTCGCCACGTCGGTCTCGGGCGGCGGGGGAGGCGGCTCAACCTTCGGCATCTTGGGTTTGAACAGGCCGGACATAACGCACCTCGCGGTCGTGGTTGCGGCGAGTCTAGCCTAGGACTGGGTAGTCCGCTACTGCCGCCCCGGGCCTTGCCCGCTGGACCGTGCCGCGGAATGGGCGCCGCCCCTTGGCGAGGTAGCGCAGGGCATCGGCGTGGTGGCTCGACCAGTCATGCAGCGGGCGATCCTTGAACCGCTGGAGCCGCTCGTCGTACTCCCGGCGGTACTGCCGGATGGCATCCATCGCGCGCGACATCCTGGCCTTGGCATCCTCCGGCTCCTCGCCGGGGAACGGGTCCGGGTTCGCGTTCCACTCAACCGTGGGCAGCATCTGGCGCACCGCGCTGATGCCGTCGTCAACGGAGTCGGCCTCGAGGACCCGCGGCTTCAGGCCGTAGCCGGCGGCTGTCTCGAGCCGGGACTTGCCGCTGCCCCACTCCTTCACCGCCCCGTCGTGCGGCCAGATATGGTCGCCGTAGACGTAGTCCATGGCCAGGAGTTTCTTGGCATACCAGTCCAGACCGACGCCCGACCCCTCGAGGACGTTGATGATGCGGATCTTGTGGCCGACGAACTGGTAGAACCAGATGACCGTCGAGTCTCCGATGCCGATGTCCCATGCGGTGCCGACCGGTTGGCCGACCACGTGCGGGAAGGGGCCGACCCGCCCGTCCTGCTCGGCGCGGCTCATGGCATCGCCGTAGTATGAGCCGGGGATGTCGGCATCGAAGTCGCAGTAATACTCCTGCCGGATGATGGCCTCGGCTTCCTTGTCGCCGCGCTCAACCTTCAGCTCCTTGCGCTCGCGTCGGATGGTCTCAATCGGGATCGCGCCTGTGTCCTCAACCGTCAGCACCTGCCCGAACCAGTCGCGGTCCTTCCGGGCGTAGTCCACCATTCTGGCGAAATGGTTCCGGCCACGCGGGGTCGAGATGAAGATGGCCCAGCCGTTGTTCTCCGCGAGGATGGGGCGCAGGAAGGCCCATGCGTTGGGGTCGGCGAGCGCATACTCGGAGAACACCACCCCCATGGGCGGCGAGCCGATCAGGCTGTTGTAGTTGTCGCTGCCGACCACCTGCCAGGTGCTGCCGTTCTTGAACCGCAGGAACATGTCCTGCTCGCGGGTGGTCTCCCGCAGCTCAGGCGGGAAGGCGGCGTCGATGCGGCGCCGGCCAGTGTGCGGGTCCACCGCGTCCCAGATGGCCTTCCGCGACTGGTTCGCCTGCGGGAGCATGTGCCAGATGCCACCCACCCGGGTCATGGCGCTGACCGCCGCCCAGTGCAGGGACAGGTCGTCCTTGCCGGATCTGCGGTGCCACGCGAGCGCGAGCCGCTTGCAGCCGCGCTCGAGCGCCGACCATGCGGGCATCTGGTAGTGGCGCGGCCTCCAGCCGTTAGCCGGCAGGTGGATCGGCATCGGTGAACCGCACGACGTTGACCGTCAGGCCGACATTGCCCGAATGCTCGACCTCGGCCTTGTCGCCGTACCGCTTGGGCAGGAACTTGGAGGCGAACCACTTGCGGGCATCGAGCTCGACCCGGGCCTGCTGCGCGTCGATGACGCCGTTCCGCATGTCCTCGATGACCTGCTCGGCTTTCTCGACCTGATCCTGCGCCAGTGCTTCCAATGCGCGCGCGTAACTGTCACCAGCTGTTACCTTCAGCGCCGCGGCTCGGAAGGTCGCCCGATTGATGCCGACCTGCAGACAGGCGGCGTTCTCCGACATGCCGTCCTCGATCAGCGCGAGGACCGCCCTGACCTGTTCCGCCCTGTCTGGCATCACTTCGCCATCAAGCGTCGGGCGGCGGCGCCCTTGCCGGCCTTCTTGGCGGACTGGCGGGCGGTGTTCATGGCGATGGCGACCGCCTGCTTCTGGGGTCGGCCGGCGCGGACTTCGGTGGCGATGTTGCGGCTGATGGTCTTCTTCCCGTATCCCTGCATGAGCGGCATGGTCACTTCCCCTTGTTGCGGTTGCTGATTGCCCGGGCCTTGGCCTTGGCGTCTTCCTTGGAGCTGGCTCCCCATGCCCGCAGCGCGAGCGCGAGGCGGGTGGGCTTGCCGTCCTTCCCAACCATGGGTCCGGGCATGTTGCCCATCCGGGCGAGGAAGGAGGCGCGGCGGGGGTTGTCGCCGGACTTGACCGGGGCCTTGAGGTTCATGCCCTCGGCCTTGGCGGATCGGCGACCGGCCTCGTTGAGACCGCCCTTCGGGTTCTGCCCTGCCTTGCGCTGCCATGCCGGGGTCTTCATACCAGGTTCACGTCTCCACGGTCGGACGGTGGTCTGCCCCCGGGTCCGCCCGGTCTACCCGGCGACGGGGTCGGCTGCGGCCCTCCGAGGCCCGCTGCGGCGACTCCGGCGGTAGCCCTAGGGGCGAGCCGCGGCACCCTGCCGGCGGCCCCACCGAGGCTTGTGCGGCCCCTGCGGCGGCGAGGGTCGAACGGGTCTTCCCCCTCGAGGTCGCCGTTGTCGCCGAGCAGCTGCGCCTTCGCCATCACTTGCGCCCGAGCGCGGTCTTCATCGACTCCCGGAATGCCTTCGCGGTCGGCGCGCCGGGGCTGCCGGGTTTCCGCATCTTCTCGCCGGACCCTTCCGCGATCCGCTTGCGCTTGGCCCAGATGTTCGCGTACAGGCCGGGTCTATTCGCCATCGGGGGTCTCCCTGCTGTCAACTGCCGGTCGCCGGACCAGCGCCCCGCGCGCGAATGTCAACACGGTCGCGCTGGCCTTGGGCGGTGCGGGTCGGTTGCACTCGTGGCATCGAATCCAGTCGCCCATGCCGTCCGCCACCCAGCCGGAGCTGTTGCAGTTGAGGCAGCGGGCGAACCGGATGCCGTCGTCGGCGCTCA